TACTTCATTTCGAATTCTTTCTTGGAATCCTTCTTTTGCATATAAGGTGAATGTATCTCCTGTACTTCCCGTAACTCTGTTTACAACGATTTGAGTATATTCATCGTTGAAGAAAGGCATTGTTGAAGTAGTTGAAGATTCAGAACCTACTGTAAGTTTAAATTTAGCAAGAGAACCAGTATCTTTTATTACATCTAATGACCAAGAATCACCACTAAGTATTTTTTGATTCTTCTTTTGGTCTGAGTTTAATCTAATCTCTACCGAGTTTGGATAATCAGTAGTATATGTTTTCCAAGGTATTGTTATTGCCGCCGAATCTGTTATATTGATTGCAGCCGTTCTATCTTCATATGTGAACTTGGTTGTACCACTTTGTGTTACATCTCGTGGTCCACCATATTCAGCAATTGTTAATAATGACGCAGGAACACCATAACACGCCATTAAAGCATTAACTGCTCGTTTAGTACCTTTGTGTTTTAATAAGTAAGGTAAGTTGTTAAGGATTCTTCTCCATGTTTCATTCTGTCTATCTTTACCTTTTGTAGCTCTTACTTGAGTACCATCAGTATCTTTACCAAATGCAAAATCCCAAAGAGCAGATGATTTTAATCCAATATCAGCATCCCAACCAAGTGATTCTAACATTTGATAAATTAAAGTATCTTTAATACCAACAGAGTTCTTGTGTTCTAATTTTTTTCTTTCTGCTAATGTTTTTGTATATACCCAAAGAATATCAAAGTGCTGAGAAATCATATCAAAGAACAATACAAATTCCTGTCCTTCATCCGAATTCTTAACATGATTTGGTAAATTGTTTACCAATCGAGAATCATTATTCTTATCATAGTTATATGCTTCTGTTTTAGCAGAACTATACCAAGTTAATCCATCTGTTGAGGTTGATGCAGAAACTTCATTTAAACCAGCACCAGGATAAGTAATTCCACTTACAGATGATGATGTATATAAGAATTTTTCAAATGAATCAAAGTTTTGTTTGATTTCATTTATTTTATAATCTATTTTTGTTTTTTCATTAGATAAAGCAACAGTACTTGTATAATGAGAACCAGATGTAATAAGTGATAATCGTTCATTGTAAAATTCTATTAATTTTATTTTGTACCAAAAGTTTTCAATTCTTTCTTCTGCAGATGAATATTTTACAAAGTTAGAATACCAAATAGATTCTCCACTTTTTTGTTTGATTTGACCTGTTCCATTATCTACAATAGAATAAGAAGAACTTACAAATTGAATATCTAATGAAGATAAATCAAATCCACTACCACTAACATATTGGTTTATTATTTCAGTAGAAGTTGCAGAACCACTTGATATAATATCATCGTATATTTGTAGTCCTAAATCATCAACATATTCTTCATTAAAATTAGGTTTTAAAACGATACACTCATCATCACCTTCATTGATAATTGTCATAGTTTCAATCAAAGGAATTGATTGAACTTTAGAAATCCAAACTTGTTGGTTTGGTTGTATTTCTCCACCAAGAGGTTCGTATAACTTTAATACAAGAGATTTTTCTTCTTTAGTTTTTCTTTCCTCACCAGTAGCTTCATTTACTATTGTATATTCTGAAAAGGTTTCTGTATCAATATCCCATGTAGATATTAATTTGTTTTTTCCATTTCCAAAATGAAGTAAGTGAGTTAAGTATTTAGAATTATCTTGTTTTAAAATAGATTTATCAAAAAGACCACAAATTGATTCTTTGATATCACCAATTACTTTATTTCTTCTTAATTTTAAATTACTTTTATCAAATCTTATTTTTATTTCTTCAACTTTTCCTCTTGCAATAGTATCTCCTTCACTATTTGAAGGTGCAAGTAATAATTTAAAATCAACAAAATCAGGGTCTGATTCAATATTAAATCCAGCGGTTTTAAGTACATTACTTACTTTTAAAGTTAAACCACCTTGTGCTGGTAATTTTTTTGCAATTTGAGTTCTACTTGATACTTTACCTACCCATACATCAACCCAATTTGTATTAATAGAGGACCAATTAATTCCAAAATCAACATCATATCCCTTAAAATCAGCTCCGATGATATTTTCTGGATAATCAATATGAGTTATATCAGGACCAGGAAATCCAACCTTTGATAAAACATTTACAACAATAGTTTCATAAGTTCCACTTCCAGCTAATTTAGATTCTGGTTGTAGATAAATTGTATATTGTCCTACTCCATTTGGAAAATCTTGTGCAGTAAGTACTAATTCACCACTTGCTGGTAAATCTTTTTTTACTTTACCTAATGAATAAACAACTTTATCTGCAAAGTTTGTTCTCCATTGTATCTTATGACCCCTACGTTCATTTAAATTATATGTAAATGTTTTTGGAGAAACAGATATGGTTGGTGTATCTTGAATGATAGGTGGTATTGGGTCCTCTGGCAATGGTAGTTCAATTGGTTCTGATGGTTCTTTGTATTCAGAATACATTCCCTTAAACACTAAAGAGTATATAGTATCTTTTAAAAAACTTACTACTCGTTTTCTTCCACCAGATACTCCACTTTCATCATATTCGGTAGAATATAATTCAACAAGTCTTTTTCCTTTTTGTACAATATAATATTGAATACGAGACCATCCACCTCCATATTTTACCGTAAATGTAACACCATCACTTAATTCGTTATCGGTGTAGGTGAACGAAGTATCTGATGATACTTGACCATTAACAAATAATGTATGAGGTCCAAATGTTTTATCAACTAAAACATTTAAGTGAATTTTCATTGGAATAGGAATACTCCATTTGGTAGGAGGATATATAAATCCACCAGGTGTACTAAATCCTCCATCATCATTGAAATCTTCCAATACACCCTCTTCAACTTGCATTATCTCTTCAAGAGGTTTTGTATTTATATCGTTTGCATCAAGTCCAAATCCACTTGCACCTATTACATTTCCTTTTCCATCTGTTTGAAATAGTACATCATCAGTACCAATACCAATTACATTACCAAATCCTTCTTTCGGTTTTAAGAAATCAGAACTTAGTTCTTTGTTGCTCGTTGGTCCATTAAGTTGGTTCCAATTTTGTTTTCCTATACTACCATCTGGTCTATATATAGTTTTCCATTCCCAACGAGAACCATCAGGATAGGTAAATATTTCACCTGGATACAATCCTCTTCTAAATGGTTTAGCCATCTCTTCTAACCCTTCCTGATTTTGTTATTGTACCTATTTTATCTAATTTATCTTGTGCTTCTTCAATCTGATTAGATTGTTTAGTTTTTACTTTAGATAAATATCTATCTCTTGCCGCCATTTGTTCTGCGGCAGAATAATTTCCTTTACTCATTTGATTACTTGGGTCAGGAAATTCTTCATCTAATCCCGTTGTTACATATGGATTTTGACCTGGTAAACTTCCTGGTACGATTGATAAATCACCCGTTCCGCCTCTACCATCAATTCCACCAACTAAATAATTTGAAGGATTTGTCAATCTTTCTGTTAAAGGTGTTTTTTCTACCACAGCCTTACCACCTATGTTAATCATTGGTAATTCATCATCAAATCCAATTCCTCTTACAACAATATCCCTTGGGTCTGTAAATGTATTTGTTATAGTTCCATCCGGTTTTTCCCTTGTAGTAATGATAGGAGGTGGTGGTGGAGGTGGTGGAGTTACAATTTCCTTTGGTTCCACTTTTGGTCTACTATCTCTTGGTGCAGGTGGGTCTTTTGGTTTTGGTTCTGGATAAACACACAATGATTTATCGTTTATATCTGCGTTTGGATTGTAATTTAATGCCTTAGGGTCCATACATCCAACAACTGGCTTTGCAACTGATTCAGGTATAGAAGATTTAAACCTTTCGTTACTTTTAACGGTTTTAAGAAGTTGGTCAACTTTATCTAAAGTTTTTTGTTGTTCAAAAGTTAATACACTTTCTTCTTTTAAATCTCGTTTTGGTAAATAGTACTCAATAACATTTCCTACTATATTACAAATAGTATCATATATTTCATTTTCTCTATATGTTACTTTAGCCCCACTTCCATTGGGTTTTCCATAATTTATGGATAAGATATTATATTCTCTGTGATTTTTGTAATGATTTGCAGCTTCTACAAATTTAGTCTTTACATCTGTTAAGAACTTATCAAAATCATTTATTTTAAATTCATCACATATCAATCTAATGTATTGTTTTCCATTTGCAACTTTACCCTTCATACCAAGTAAAGCTTTTAATGCAGCTTCTACATCAAATTGATTTATGAATTCATCAATAAATGGATTTACATCAGCTGCAAATATTTCACATTCCACAAACGCTCTATATCTTTGTTCTAAATCAGAGTTTGGTCTACCTGTCTTATCATCAATAGTAGGTAATAATCTTACTTCCGTTCGTGATGGAGATATTTCATGAATCCAAACTTTATCATTTGTTCTTGTTTCCGAACCCAATCTTCTGTTTACTAATGAAATCTGTGTTTTGAAGATTCCTTGTGAATATCCAGCTTCTCTAATTAATTTTTCTGTATCGATGAAAAATTCATCAGAATCGTTTGATTTTAAAGTAATTTTATTTTTTTGTGATTTACCAAAATATTTCTTTTCAGTATTATCATTATATTCAATATATCGAACAAGGGAACCTTCTGCCGATTCTTGTGGAAGTTGATTATCATTTGAATCATAAATAACAAATTCAATAATATCACCTATGTTCATGCCAAAGTAACCTTTAGAGATTTCTCTCTCAAAGATTTTTCTATCTTTTTCATCAACAAAGTATCCTTTGTTATTTTCTACTTTTTTAAAATCTACTATTGCCATTATAATTCACTTCCTACTACGGCTCTTGCACTTCCTCGTGCACTCCATCTATCTTTTCTACGAACTTCTTTCTTGTAATCCACTTTAACTGAGAATGATTCTCCACTACTTGCTGTTATTTTAAGATTACCAGATGTGGTTGATTTTCTCGGTGCTGTTCTTCCGAGTGGTTTCCATTTAAATGTTATATGTCCAACACCTGGTGTAGTACCTTCTCTTGCAGGTAAAGTTATACTTGATGGTGCTTCTAAGAAATCTTTAGCCTTACCATCTACTGATATGTTAAATGTTGTTGAGCTATCTTTACTAAAGTTATATAAATTTAAACCAGTTCCTTGTAATACAACGATTCTATCATCATTTTCAGTTTCAATATAAAGTTGTTTATCTTGTTTAGTAAACTCACCTTGTGGTATTTTATATCCTGTTTCTCCAATTTCATCAAATGAACCTGGTTGTCCATCTAATGCAGATTCAGATGCCTGTCTTTCTTCTTGTTCTTCGATTCTTTGTTCTAACTGAGAAATAATCAAGTTAAGTGATTTTAATTGTTCTCGTAGTGTTTCTTTCTGTGCCTGTAATCCTTCTACTTGTGCCTTTAACGATACTCTTTCAATTCCATCACGAGTACCCTTTATAATGGCATTAGAAAAATCTTTCAATAAATCACCATATCGTTGAGTAGCTACTTGTGCTTCATTTTCAGCAGCGGCTCTTTGTATTTTTAACGAATCATTTTCAACCAACAACGCTTCTATTTCCGAAGTTAATGTTTGTACTTGTGATTCTAATTGAGATATTCTTATATTTGCTTGAGCTAAATCAGCAAGTGCTTGTTCGTATAATTTTCTTAAATCTTCATATACAGGTCTTGGAACAACATCAGGTTGAGGAGCTCGTGGTGCACCAATTAACTCATCTACTTCAACATCTACCGCTTTCTTTAATTGTTCTTCATCATATTTAGGTTTTTCTATTCTACCAGTCTGTTCTCCATCTCGTTCACCTCGAATGTGAGTATAAGGAGCAGTTCCACCTTCTGATTTACCTAAAACAATCTGGTCAGAATTATATACAAAAGTGTGCTCACCTGTAGCAGTATCTTTAGATACCACTGCACGAGAACCACTACTTATAAGTTCGTTAATTCTAAATTGATTGTCTAATGCCATTTTATTTTTCTACTGTAAAAGTTAAATCCTTATCTTCAAAGTATTCGATTACACCATCTCTATCTACTTTTATTTCAATGTAATAATCTCTACTATATTCCCAATTAGTTAAATTGAGTTTAAAATAATTTCCATTTGCATCACAAGATACTTTTGTATAGTTTGAGAATGGTACAATTACCTCATCAGTTACCACATCTTTTATTTGGTAATAAGTAGATGATGGTAAATATTTTACATCTGTGTAAGAGTATTGATTGGTGTATGTTTTGAGAGGATACTTCTCTCTACCGAAAACTCTGATTTCAGGTTTACTTCCACGCTTGTATCTGGTCTTTAATCTTTTGAATGTTACATGAATATCATCAGCGGTAAGTTCTGTTAAAGAACCTGTAACAAATGTAGAATCATCCCAACCAATTCGTATTTTAGGTTGGTAGATTGTATTTGTTTCTTTTGAGAAGAATTTTAATTGTCCGTAATCAACTGTATCATTTTCTAACGATGATGTATGTTTTAGTATAAATCCTTCATTTGGAAGGGAACCACTAATCCAACTATCCATAGTTGTCTTAACATCCATCTCAATATCAGAAGTTTCATATGAGAATGATTGTGATGAATAAGAACCAGTAAACCAAGTTCCACCTTTACCATTAAATGAACCTGTGGTATCAGCCGAATGTGATTCCAATGTCATCCAATCTATACCGGTTCTTACAGAGTTCCAACTTACACCATCAGTACTAATTTCATCAAAACGAGTACCGATACCCATATCCCATGATTGGGTTACTGCATAAGCATAAATTGTATAATCTGTTGGGATTTCTGATGATTCACATTCTCTAAGAATAAGTTCAGCTGAACTCATTGTTACCTCACCACTTACAATTGATTGAGATAGTGGAGTGGTATCAAATTTAATCAAAGTGTGTGCAATATCTTTTAGACTTCCATAATAAGTTTTGGAAACTTCTAATATTTCATCCAACCCAGTATTCTGTGTTGGTTGTTGTAAGTAAATCGTTGCATCTTTTGATGCGGTTACAAAGTAATACATTACACAACTCTCCCTTTAATATCCTTGTTTGGGTACTTCAATTCAAATACAGATGGGTCTAATGATGGATAAACTAATTTATTTTTAGTTGCATCAGTAATGTTATATTTTATATTTGAATAAACACCCCCACACTTATTTACTATTTCACACTTAGGTACTGATTGAACACCCTCTACTCCTGCGATTAATAATTCTAATTCGGATATGTTTATTGGGGTATTAAATGTCCAATTATCAATATTAAAATATTTTTTTATTTCTTCAATACATGCCAATAAAACTTCTCTCTTGTTATACCCACCATAAACTCGTATATCAAAATCCACCCCAACATTAATTACAAACCCATCTAATAGATTTACACCATCAGTAAGAACTCTATATTCACTCAAATAAGTTTTTAAATTTTCTTTAACTGCTCTGTTTAATCCTGTAAGATATTTGTTTGAATCGTATCCAAGTACATATAAATTTATAGCAAATGGATTATTTTTTTCATCTATGTTTGATTTTTTACCAACTAAAAACTTTTCTATTTCAGATTGTATTTCTTTTTTAGTTATGTTTTTGGAGTTCAAATCAGTTACCAATTCAGTAAATTGTTTAAGATAATCAGGATTTGCCAAAATAGATGATGGAGAATTATTATCTAATTCACCATCTGCTGCACAAAATACTTTTGCAACAGAACCATATTTTGATGGCATTGATAACGCCCTCACTTGATAATCTTTTCGTGTTACGGCTCTGTTTTGTGAACCAAACATTGAAAGTGCATTTTGTCTTATCTCTTCAACGGTTTCTGGTCCTCTACCACCCGATGCAGGTCCTTCATTATCAACCGCAACAGATGTTTTTGTTGAGTTATATAATCTTAACTTAGTTCCTTCAAAAAAGTTAGTATCTTCATCAAATTCAATTGAATCAATTTGTACTAAATCACCCGATGGTATGTTTGAACTTACACCACCACCTACTAAATAAGAAATAGTAAATGTACCTGTTGGTGCCTGTCCATAAGTTTTTGTTTTTAAGAAATTTGATGGGTCAAATGATGCACCCAATCTATCTATTGAGTTATTTAATCCCAATCCTACATTTTTAAAGTTTGGTATAAGCGTTTCATCTGATGTTGCCGTTCCACCACCAAAAATAATAGAAGTAGTGTTATCTGAATTAATTTTTGTAGTAAATCTTCTTGAAGTTTTTATTACTTTTAAAATATTAGAAACACTATTTTTAAACTGAGAAAGGTCTTTATCAGTTTGCTCTGATGTTGGATAATCAACATAAACCATCTCTTGTCCAAGATAAGGTACTTGATACCACTTGTTTCCACTATCATCTCTCACATCGTAAATATCAATTACATTATTATCTGCAATATCTATCTGAGAGAATGAATTTGGAGAACTACCAAAATCAAAGGTGATTTCCTTTAGTTCTGCGGAAATTACATTTACATTTTTTTGAATTAAGTATAAAGCCGGTTTACCACTTGTATCTCTTTGATAAATTGAAATTTGCCTATCATAAGAATCATTAAAATCTAATAATTCAGTTGTTCTAAATAATATACCAGTAGATGTTGAACGAACTGTCATTCCCTCTTTGATTCTTAAATAATAATCAGAATCAGGTTCATAATCACCATTTGATGAATTATATTTACTCGGAACTGTATGATAAACTGTTAATTTTGTTATTGCAGGTGAAGATGGTTTTGTTTTATATCCAAATACAGATGCAATATCTAATAAATTACTTCTATCTTCAGCGGTAGTTAATAATGATTCTTTATAAGTGTCATCAATATAATATGAAAGAACATCACCAACATAAGATGCCATTTCGATGAACATCATACCAGGAGATGATTCATTAAAATCAGTATATGTTTGTGGGAAATATGTTTTAGCATATTGAATAAGATTTTCTTTAAACTGACTAAAATCTTTATTCAAGTAATTAATTTTTCTTCCCGTATTTTGTACCTTATTAAGTGCCATTATTATCCTTCAATATCTAATGTTATTGTTTCCGTATTTATTTCTTGACCAACCGTAAAACTTAATTTTAAAATAGCCTTATTTTCATCTTTCATCTTATTGGTCATTTGAACATCTATATCTTTGATAGAAATATATGGTAACCAATATGAAACAGATTCTACAATAGTGTTTGTTATATCTTCTTCAAAATTTGAATCATCCATAGGTTCAAATAAAACACCATGTATTCCTGTTCCGAATTCTGGTTGCATTATTCTTTCACCTTTTCTGGTTAGAAGTAAGTTTCTTAAATTAGATTTAGCAGCTTCAAAAGAAGAAAAAGTTTGTTCAAACATAGAACCACCTCTTCGTGTAGGAGAGGTAATTCCATACGCAACTTTATCGTACTCTTCTAAGTCTTGAACTACTTTTTTCCCTAATTCGTAAGCCACTCAAACTCCTTACTTTCTGAATTTTTTAACTAACTCAGAATTATCTCTATTTAATATTCTATCTAATCCTGGTAATCCTGTTTGAACTCCAAGTCCACCTTGTCTTGCTCCATTAGCACCTGGCATATCTCCATACCCTATTTTTTGTGCCATTTGGGCTCTCATCATATCCACTCCACCCTGAGCACCTTGAGAGTTAAATGTTACAGTCTTATCCATACTTTCATTTACAGGTTGTTGGAACTTATCTAATACAGATTTTTGTTCCATACCACCTTTTCTTTGTGCAGCTGTAA